CTTTAGTAGTGCGGAAATTCCAAACGTAGAGTTTGCCAAGCAGTCCTGTCGGCGTGAGAACGCTCACAGGTCACGCCATTTTAGTCGCGCGAGAGACTATAAACCTCGCGCATCGAAGAGAAAACTTCTAAACATCTAGCTTGCGTCCTTTGCGGCGCAGGCTATTTTTGTGCATGAAATAATAGTTTTATGGAGATAAGACTGTACGGACGATAAAGATAAGAATGTAGAGAACGCGCGCGAAGATAGCGTGGAGGTATCAAAAGAGATTATGCGTAATTGGGCTGATGAAATTCACAAGATTTACGCTCAGATTGAAGCTGTTGGAAATTTTGGGAACAACAAGATTTATGCGCAGCGTCACTAGGTAGTGAATTGCGCGCAGTCGAAAGCGCAATCAATAGCGAAAGAAATCTCTATCATTTCTTTTAACAACAAGGAGGCGTGAAATGACTAGAGGCACAACGCCTACACATGAATTTAATACAAATGTAGACTTGACTGACGCGAAAATCGTCTACATTACCTATATGCAGAACGGCGCAACCGCTGTTGAAAAAACCATTGACGACGCTGTAATTGACGGCGACAAAATCACCGTTTCTCTCACGGAGGAAGATACTCTGAAATTTGATGCGAACAGCCTTGTCGAGATTCAGCTTCGTGTCGGCTTTGAGAACGGCGAACGCATCGCGTCGAATATCATGCGTGTGCGCGTCCAGAAGATTTTGAAGGATGGTGAATTGGCGTGATTAAATTCAATGTCACAATGTCCGAAAGTAAATCGGAAATGGATGTGCAGTTCGCGCAAGAAAAGCCGTTCGTGGCGAAACTCAACGACACTATCGGCGTGGTCACGAATGACTATGAATCACTGAAAAACAAGCCTAAAATCAACGGAATTGAACTGGACGGCAATCGCGCGATTGAGGACTTCGCCGTGGACAAAATCGGCAACGAAGAACTGCGCCAGATTATCGACAGTCAATTTGACCTTGTATTTAAGGAGAACAAGTAATGGCAGACAAACAATACAAATACGCGACCAATGATGATTTGATTTATCTGGTAAACGCGCTGTTGCAGAAATTGAAGAACTCGCCGCTTGCGGACAACACGACCTACACGTTGGCGATGAATTACAACAATATGCAACTCGACCTCACAGATGGCGACGGCAACGTAGTCAGTTCTGTAAAAGGCAAGCTGACAACGAACGACCTTACCGACACGCTCAAAGCGAAGTATGACAAAGCGGCGACACGGGTGCAGGAACTTACTGACGTAGGTGTGGAGGCAAATAAACTTGAATCGGTAACTTTCAACGGCACGAAACTCGCCATTGATAAAGATAAGAATGTGTCGATTGAAGCGGTAGTTGCAGACGACTTAAAGCCTTACGCAAAGACGGCGACTTATGACGCAGACGGCGACGGAATTGTGGATAACGCGGCGGCGGTCAACGGACATACTCTTGGTATGGATGTACCAGAAGGATCGAAGCTAACCGACACGGTTTATGATGACACGGCGGTGCGCAAACTTATTGCAGGTAAAGTCGACTCTTCTGCTGTCCCGACTAGTGTTTCGCAACTGGCGAACGATTCAAAGTACCAGACAAAGAATGATGTGGATTCGGCAATTGCGTCGGCGGTGGCGGGAATCGTGCAGTTTCAGTTTCAGAAAGTAACGGCTCTTCCCGAAACTGGCGAGAAGGGAATTATCTATCTGCTTCCTACGACAACGACTGGCGACAAGAATATTTACGCAGAATATATCTGGACTGGCACGACCTATGAGGAACTTGGCGTACAGCTTGATTTGAGTGGGTATCTCACTTCGGATGATGTTGTCGAACTTACCAACGCGGAAATGACCAGTATCGTTGACACAGCGTACACACAGGTATTTGGAGCATAATTATGGACACGAAAAATCTTGCAGGAAAAACAGGTTTGATAGCCGCGTGGGAAGAAACGTTCAGCAAGATTAAAAGTTTATTCGATAACTTGACGCTTCCGTGGTCGAAAATCACAAGCGCGCCGACGACAGTGAGTGGGTACGGAATTACAGATGTATACACAAAGACTGAGGTTGACAGCGCGATTAACGCAGAGGCGGCGGCTCTTGGCGCGTATCTCTATATAGACGAAGCGACAGGTCGCCTTTATATGCGCACGGCGCGACAGCTTAATGACCAACTTGAATTTAACATCACGGACGGACATTTACACGCGGTTTTTAAATAAAGAGAAAGGAGCAACATTGTGGCGATTACAATAACACAACAGCCTACAAGTGTATCGGCGTATCTGAATAGTGCGCTGACATTCACGATTGCGGCTACTGGCGCGACAAGCTATGCGTGGGAATTTTGCCACAAGGACACGACTGAGTTTTCACCGATTGATGGCGCGACAACCGACACGTTGAAGCTGACAATGCTTGAAGATTATGACGGTGCGCAGGTTCGGTGCAAAGTTTCTGACGGCAAAACGACGGCAACTAGCGATGCGGCGACTATCACTCTGCTTGCGACGGACGGCGGCTATATCCAGACGATTGATGTCAATGTGGATATTAACCCGAAGTACGGCGCGGAGGCGGTGAGCGTTAGCCAGAACGACGATACTCTGAGACTGTTGGTATTCAATCTATATAATAATCTCTCGCCTTTTACAATCCCCGATGGCGCGACGGTGCGGTTCAGCGGTTATAAGTCAGACGGCAATATCTTTGATTACCAGTGCGAAACCAAGGACAACACGGCGTATCTGCTTGTGCAGAAACAGATGACGGCAATCGCGGGAATCGTTGATTGCAAATTGCAGATTGTTAAGAATGGTGGACAGCTTGCAACGTGCCTTATTCAAATGATTGTTGACGAAGATCCTACGGCTAACGGCGTTGTGTCGGAATCGGTTCTGTCGCAGGTCGAGCAGATTAATACCAATATGCGCGTTTCGTATGCCTATCGTGAAGCGGCTAAAGAGTACGCAGACAACTCTCAAACTTCGGCAGAAAACTCTGAGAAGTCAGCGGTCAATTCGGCGAACAGCGCAAGCGCGGCAAAAACAAGCGAAACTAATGCGGCGGGTTCGGCTACGGATTCAAAAAACAGCGCAAACTCTTCTGCTTCTAGCGCGAAACTCTCTGAGTCGTGGGCGATTGGCGGCACTGGCACGCGCAACAATGAGAATATGGATAACTCTAAGTATTACTCTCAGCAGTCGGCGAACAGCGCAAGCGCGGCAAATCTTTCAGCGACGGACGCGGCGACACAGGCAGATCGCGCGGAAGCGGCGGTGGCAAAAATGGGTTCGCTTTCAACTAGCTTTTATATCAATGCAAGTGGTCACTTGATGTATGGCACTATCCCGAATTTCGCGGGAACGTTCGCTATCACATCTTCTACTGGGCACCTGCACGTTACTTATTAATGGAGGTATTTAAATGGCAACAACAGATATTGACCTTGGGTTAGTCACAGCTTACGGATATGCAGTATCGAAAGGCTACACTGGCACTGAGGAACAGTTTAAAACAGACCTTGCAAACATCGCAAACAAACAGGATAAGACACCTAGTACCGCTGTATCGGATGTATCGAGTTCGGCACTGCAAGTAGTCGGCAATCAGAAGATTGATTATAACGCACTGGCAAAAGCTATCGTAGAACAATACTCCGCGTCAGAACTTTGCGGCGCATCGCAGAGCGTCAAAGCTGCTATCGACGGATTAAATGAGACTTTAATTAATCTTTCTGATGAATCGGAGAAATATTACGGAATGATTATCCACCAAAATATTGCATCTCCGAATAGTGGGAAGGTTGAATATATTGGCAAGAATAGGTCATACACTCCATTCACTATGAATCTGACAAATGGTACTTGGGACGCAGGCTCATGGGGCGAAATGCCCACGCTTACCAAAAATCGTCCGGCTATGATTAAGACAGACGGTACTTTCGATTACTGGCTTGACGAAAATGATTATACAAAAAAGGCTAACGGACAGGCATCTGATGTGTCTAATACATCATACGATGGTAATGCCTTCGCGTGGTTTGAACCTATCTGGATGCGCTTAAAGGTAAGTGGAAACGATCTTGAGGTTCGGTTTGCTTATGAACAGCTTGATGATGATTACGTTGAGGTATGTCCAGAACATTGCGGATTATGGATTCCCATGTTTTATGGATGCCCCATTAATGGAAAGATGCGGTCTATTGCCGGGACAACTTCAATCGCAAATATTTCTGGCAATACTACAACAGATGTTCAGCATAACTCTATCGTTGCGAATGGGAGCGATTATCTTTTCTTTGGCGGCAAGGTCGCTACTGCAATTTCTCTGCTCAAAGTTCTCTGGTCAAAATCAACCAACTCCGAATTTTGGGGCATGGGGAACATGAACGGATATGATTCATCAAACTCTACAACGTATGGAACAAAGAGCAATCCTGTTGTTGGAGGTGGTCAATTCTACGGAACATCTGATGGCAAATCTGCCAACAAATTTATGCACTCTGTAGTTTTGCAGACGCAGGATGTTTGGGTTCGTGACCCCTATCTGATTTGCGATAATAAGAGATTCAAGATTTCGACAGATTACCATTACGATGTTACTGGCGCAACATACACCGATACTGGAATAGACCATGGTGGTCAAGGATATATTATCGCATTTACTCCCAAAGATGGATTTCTGCTTCCAACAACCGTTGGCGGTTCTACATCAACATACTACTGTGACCATACATGGCTTAACGCATCTATCGTGGCTGTTTCCCTACGTTTTGCGAATGGCAGCTATGGGGCTGATGGGGGTGGTTTTGCTCTGTATTGCGGCAGTGATGCGGGCGCTGCTTGGTGGAGCTATGGCTCGGCGGTCATGTTGAAGCAGTTGGTTTGAGAGGGTTCTAGGGAGATACCTCTCCCTAGGTGATGTGTAACTATAGATCAAGGGAATATATGAGCGCGTTCGTGGCAGTTTCCCTACGTTTTGCGAATTGCAACAATGAGGCTAATGGAGGTGATTTTGCTCTTAATTGCAACAATGATGCAGGCAATGCTTGGTGGAACAATGGCTCGGCGGTGGCTTTATCCATTATGGAAGATTAACCAAATGCTCATATATTTCTACACTCTTGGAGTTGAAATACTCCTATATCCGCCATTATTGGTTAGGTGAGTGAACATTCTCGCTAACATCCAGAACGCAAAGCGGTCGCACCTACGCTCTGGTAGAGGATAAAATGAAATATTATCTATGAATATAGTTAAGAAACAATATAAGTATCTCTACCGACAAGTCACTGACGAAAAAGTTATTCGTGAAGCATATAAGAATATGCGAAAGTTTAAAACAAAACGGAGAGAGATACAAGAGATTGACCAGAATCTAGACGCTTGGGTTATACACATGAAGACGATGCTTGAAAATACCAAACCAGACGGTATTGCAGAGCATCCAGAATTAGCGTTCAAGCCTCCGAAACATGAGCCAAAAATCGTTGAAGAATTTGGAAAACGTAGAGAAATATATGTTCCGAGCATTGAAGAGCAATGGGTTCACCACATTATTATTTTGGTATTAAAGCCTATACTGCTTGCCAGATTTCACGAACACAGCTTCGGGAGCATACCAGATCGAGGCATACACAAAGGCAAACGGCAGATAGAAAGATGGATTCAAAAGAAACATCCAAAGTTCTTTTTCAAAGGCGATATCCGTCATTTCTATGCAAGTATACAAGTCGGTCTTCTGATTCAGAAACTAGAGGAATTTATCAAGGATGATTGGTTCATTTATTTGATAAAAGTATGCTTTACATATTTTAACAAAGGTCTTCCGCTTGGCTATTACATTTCGCAATGGTTTGGAAATTTATTTCTGGAAGATTTGGACAGACTTATATATTCGGAAGGATTTGAACACATAAGATATGTTGATGATATTGGCATAATATCAAACAATAAACGCAAGCTATACCGTCTGGTAGATAAAATAAAAGTCATGCTAGGACATCTGCGGTTGAAATTAAAGAATAATTGGCAGATATTCCGTATCAGAAAACATCCTATTGATTTTCTTGGATTTACATTTTATGAAAACCGTACAGTTATCAGAGGAAGAATTGTAAGAAATATATTGCGATGCGTACACAAAATTAAAAGGTGTAAAGAAGAGCATCGGCATATCTGGATAAAACTTGCCAGAACACTATTATCATACATGGGATGGATAACACATTCTGATACATACGAATTTTATTTACGGAACATTAAAACTTATGTACGTATTAGTACATTAAAGCGCATAGTCTCAAAGAGAGACAGAGAGGAGCATAAACGTGACAGCATGGAGAAAAACAGAGTCTTTGGACAAACCGCAATCGCTTGCGCTTGACGGAGAAAACTATATGCAGACACGGAATGTTAAAGTAATTCCAGAATCAAAAAATGATGCCGGAGAAACTATTGCTGAACATTATGAGTATGATATTCGGTGGATGACTATTTCGGAATATGAGATGCTATCCGCAATGCAGAATATCTATTCTGGAAATACGGAAGTATGAGCGAAGCAGAACGCAATTGGATTTACAACCGCATCCTATATCTGATATCAGAAATTATCAAAAATTCATCAGACGGAAGGGCTGTTGAAATCAGAGAATTGTTGAGAACGATTAATTAAGAGCGATTTACTAAAACGTTATTAGTTTACATAATTCATTAAAACTCCTTCGGAACATATAAATTTATGTTTGCTTTTATTCCTGTTTTGTGATAATATAAAAGCACAGATAAATGTATGTTTGTACTCGGAGGAGTTTTGTGAATTCAGATAACATTGTTGATAACGTTGTACTAAAGTGTTCGGCGCGGCTCTCTCAGCCAGACTTGCAGTTCGTCAAGAACATGCTTGTCGGAGAACTGAGTAAATATAAAATTACCATTGAAGAGACTTCTATAATTCCGTATGACGGAAAGTATCAGCGCATGGTTGACTTGTATGTTGCGTCGCGGTACATGGAAGGGCTTGCAAAGAAAACGTGCAATCTTTATCGGTTGCGGCTCACAGACTTCGTGAATCACTTAACCAAGCCGCTTGAAGATTATAAGCCGATGGACATATCAGAGTATTTGGCTAACTTTTCGACGACGCATCCTGTGAGCAAAAGTACGCTGAATGGTGTGCGTGGAATTATCTGCACATTCTTCCACTGGTTAAGTGCGAAGGATTACATTGATAAAGACCCCGCGCGTGCCATCACTCCAATCAAATATAAACGCGCTCGGCGCAAGCCGCTGACTGACGACGAATTAGTTCAGCTTAAAACTGGCTGTCGAGATACGCGCGACAATTTGATTATATCTATGCTGTATGAGACCGGATGTCGAGTTGGAGAAATCTGCGGCGTAAAAATCAGCGATATTGATTTGGAGCGCAAAACAATGGTGGTCACTGGCAAAGGCGACAAGACGCGGCGAGTGTACTTTCAAGCTGAAACTGGCTACTGGATTAAGAAGTATTTGCAAGAGCGCGGCGACGACTGTAGTGAGTATTTGTTAATAAAGCAAGGTAAGAACAAAATTAAGAACGCGCCGCTTACCACGGTTACCATTAACCAAGTTGTAAAGGATATTAAGACTAACGCGAATTTGAAAGCAAAATGTACGCCTCATGTATTGCGGCACACTTACGCGACAGACCTATTGAAACATGGCGCGGATGTTACGAATATCCAGAAGTTACTTGGTCATGCTAATATCGTAACTACAATGATATATGCTGATGTCGATATGAGCAATGTTGAAGCTGACTATCGCAAGCATATTTGAAACAATATAAACCTATCTTTTGAGGGCGCGCAACAGCGTCCTCTTTTTAATTGATAAGGAGAACGCTATGAAAATAATTGAAAAGATTCGGTGTGTCATTTGACGCACTTGCGACACCTCCTTGTGAAAGGTGGATAAAATGGATGCACATTTATTGACACTAATCGGCGTTGTATTTGCGTCAACTGGGTTTTGGGCGTTTATCACTTCACGGTTGGCGCGGCACGATCAAACTCATGACACAATGAAGGAAGTTAAAGAAACGCTCGACAAGGTACAGACCGAAATTAAAGATGTAAAGCAAGATGTAAAACAACTTAGCGCAGATGTTGACAAGAAGATTCAAGACCTGCGCGACGAAACAAAAGCAGACCGCGAAGAACATGACGCGAAAACGGCGCGCACACGCATATTAGGATTCTTTGACGAGGTGCGCGTTGACCCTACGTGCCATTGTTTCGACCATTACAGAAATATTATTGAAGGCGATATCAAAGTATATAACGACTACTGCAAACTGCATCCATCATTTGAAAATGGGTACACACTGACAGCAAGCCAATTCATCATTGATAAATTTAACGAACTTGTATCAACAGGAGGTTTTGACAATGAGTGATTTTCAACGTAAATTATCTAGCCGCAAATTCTGGCTTTGTGTTGCGGCGTTTCTCGGCTCTGTAAGCACTTCTATCGCAGGTTATCAGACTGGCAACGAAACTCTGGCGGCAGTCGGCATGGTATGCGCCACAATCTCGGCGGCAATTTATGCGGCGGTTGAGGCGTATGTTGACGGCAAGTATGCAGA